AATTGTTATCGGAACCCGCGTTGCCTCTGTAGACTTATACAAAGAACTACGCTCTCCTGATAGATACCCTGGTGGTCTGGTCCCTTGGACATATCTGGCAATGCCAGCATTACTTGAAACCAATGAGGACCCCACCAAGTGGGTAACTCTCTGGCCTAACTCAGACCAACCCTTTGATGGACAAGGCGATGCCGATAAGACAGAAGAAGGTTTATATCCTCGCTGGAACGGTAAGCATCTTTATGCAGAACGTCAAGCTATGGATGCTCAGACTTGGGCTTTAGTTTATCAGCAGCAAGATGTTTCAGATGATGCCACCTTTGACCCTGTATGTGTAAAGGGCTCTATTGATGGTATGCGTAAAGCAGGTAGGCTCCAGATGGGAGCCCCAGGCCATCCTAAAGATTTAACTGGTTTTTCTTTTGTATGTGGACTAGACCCTGCAATGGTTGGCGATACCGCCGCTATCTGCTACGGCGTAGATCGCATTACTCATAAGCGCTACATTGTAGATGCTATCAAGATTACTAGACCAACACCTGCTCAGATTAGACAGTTGATTATTGATTGGACTAACGTCTACGCACCTGCTGAGTGGGTTGTAGAGCGTAACGCTTTCCAGTCTTTCCTAACTCAGGATGAAGGTATCAGGCAGTTCCTAGCATCTAAGGGAACAGTACTTAGAGAACATCATACTGGTAATAACAAGTGGGATGCAGGCTTTGGTGTAGCTTCTATGTCTACCCTGTTTGGAACTAAGCAAGCCGATGGTAAGCACCACAGAGATAACATTATTCATCTCCCATCAGATCAGACCGAGAATGTCAAGGCTTTAATAGAACAACTTATTACCTGGTCACCTACTACTAAGGGTAAGACCGATATGGTGATGGCTCTATGGTTCTGTGAAATTAAAGCTAGAGAATGGCTTAATAACGGAATACATACCACACACCATCTAAAGAATCCATTTTTGTCTCGCTATGAACGAGGCAAGCGTCTAGTAGTAAACATAGACGAGCTGTTAGCAGAACAACAACGTCAATTCATCTAGGGAGACATAATGCCAAAGAAGCCAACGCTTGATGATTTCATTGCTAAGAAGAAGAAAGTTCCTTCTAAGAACAAAAGGTACCCTGGAGATACAGACGTTAAACTACCTGGCTTTAAGAAGAAACCAGTAATTAAACTTAAGAAGAAGTAAGGACAAATAATGCGAAACGGAAAAAAATCTGGTAAAACAATAATAACTGGATCTCTTAGCGGAAAAGGATCTGGTAAACCAATAGTAACTGCTAAAAAAACTTCTGCTCAAAAAGCAAAAGAAACTAAGAGTAAACCAGCAAAAGCTAAACCTAAAAAACCTAAATACAAAGATAATATTATTAATAGAATAAAAGAAGATTGGAGTCAGCCAATCGGTGGTTACAATTATGAAAAAGGAACCACTTTTCCACCAGCCTATGACAAGTACCCCTACGGTTCTTTAACTGGTAGAGGTAAAAACAAAAAGAAAAAGAAATAAGGATTAATGCTTACAACCAAAGAGGTTATTGCTAAGGTATCACGGTTACAGACTAAGTACTCAGCGCGTGATCAGCGTATGCGTGACGTGCTATCTGTGCGCCAAGGAGATATAAGCAAGGTTTATCCTGCTATGTTCTCTGAGGAATACCCAAAGCCTCTGGTTGCTAACTTTGTAGATGTAGCTGCACGCGACCTCGCAGAGGTAATGGCACCACTGCCATCATTTAACTGCGCTGCTACCAATATGGTTTCAGACTCTGCACGCAAAGCAGCAGATACTAGAACTCGTATTGCAAACTACTTCGTATCAGGCTCAGAGTTACAGATTCAGATGTATCAGGGTGCTGACTGGTTTAACACCTACGGCTTACTACCAGCAATGGTAGAGATGGATTATGAAACAAACAATCCTAGAATCCGTCTATTAAATCCTTTTGGTGTCTATCCAGAGATGGACCGCTTTGGTCGCTGTATCTCAATTACTCAAGTAATGAATACTGATGCAGAATCTCTAGCAATGCAGTATCCAGAGTTCTATGATCAAATTATTGTAAACAAGAACTATGCAAATAGCTCTCCTTATATCACAATGATTCGTTACCACGATAAGGACCAAGATTTAATCTATGTTCCAGATCGTAACAACTTAGTTTTATTAAACCTACCTAATGCCATTGGTAAATGTTTAGCCCGCGTTGCAATGCGTTCATCCCTAGACGGAGAAGCACGCGGTCAGTTTGATGATGTTCTAGCAGTACAACTTGCTCGTGCTCGCTTTGCTGTTCTACAGATTCAAGCAGCAGAGAAGTCTATCCAAGCACCTATTGCTATTCCGCAAGATGTACAGGAATTAGCACTTGGTCCTGATGCGATTATGCGTTCTGCTAATCCGCAAGGTATTCGCCGTGTTCCATTAGAACTTCCACCTGGAGTCTTTACAGAATCTGGCGTTCTAGAGCGAGAACTACGTTTAGGTTCTCGTTATCCAGAAGTTCGTAGCGGTAATGTTGATGCTTCAATCATTACAGGTCGCGGAGTACAAGCCCTACAAGCTGGCTTTGATACTCAAGTTCGTGCAGCACAAGCGCAGTTTGCAAGACTATTCACCGAGCTAGTATCTCTCTGCTTTGAAGTAGATGAGAAAATCTTTGGTTCTATGACCAAGGAAATCAAGGGAGTAGATGACGGTACTCCGTTTAATATGAAGTATGTACCAAGTCGTCAGATTGCTGGCGAGTATGGTGTAGATGTTCGCTACGGCATTATGTCTGGTATGAATCCAAACAATGCCATTATTGCTTTACTACAGATGCGAAGCGACAAACTGGTATCAAGAGATTATGTACGCAGAGAAATTCCTATGGAGTTAAATGTCACTCAAGAAGAGCAGCGTGTGGATATTGAAGAGATGCGTGATTCTTTGCGCGTTGCTGTTGCTCAGTATGCTCAGACCATTCCAGCACTTGCAGCCCAAGGTCAAGATCCTTCTCAGATTGTTTCTAGAATCGCCGAGGTTATTAAGGGTCGCCAAAAAGGTAAACAACTTGAGACGATAGTTGAAGAAGTATTTGCTCCAGAGCCAGCTCCAGAAGTCCCAACAGAAATGATGGGCGAACAAGTTCCAGCAGCAGGTATGGCCCCCGTTCCTGCCTCGCAGCCAACTCCAGAACAAATGGGTGCGGCCCCTGCTGCTGGCTCTCGTCCAGATATAGCGTCATTACTCGCATCTATTGCAGGGTAGGGAGGTGTAAAATGAAAAAAGGTGGTCGTGCAAAGGCTCCAATGGCAAAGCCAACAGAGGGCAAGAAAGATACTTCAAAGCCAGCAGGCGGCAAAGTCGAATTTGGCTATGCAGGTAAAGCTCGTAAAGGCAAGAAGGCTTAGTTTTATAGTGAGAGGATAGAGCGTGGATAAAGATAAAGATTTCGTACCACGCTCTGTCACTCTCGCAGATTTCTTAGTAGTTGTATCAGGTTTCTTTGTAAATATAGTCCGAGCTGTAGAGATGCTCGCATCAGAACTTTTAGATTTAGCAGTGTATAACGCAAATAGAACAACAAAGGTTTCCAGAGTATGGGAACAATTCACATCAGATTTAGAGAAGATGGAGGATCCAAATGGCTAGAGGGCCAATGGCAGGTGTATCAGGACCTGGTAAATTCTCCAAGAGAACAGATGGTTTATCTTTTGAATCAACAGAGTACGGCTCAGGTGTAGCCAATGCTGCTAATAAAGCAGGAGCTCCACTAGCAAAAACTCCAGATGTACGCCCAACATCTCGTAGCGAGATGGGTATGGCACCAAGTCAGATTACTCCATTGTATGCTCCATCAGAGCGTGCCGATGAACCGATTACTGCAGGTATTGCAATGGGTCCTGGTCCTGGTCCTGAAATTATGGGAGCAACACAAATTAGAGTTAAGACATCAGATACTTTAGCCAAACTACTACCTTTTGATGATACTGGCGAAATTGCTATTTTGTATCAAGAGGCACTAGCGCGAGGTAACTAATGTCAGATAGCCTCAAAGCCGCATCAATGGCTGCTGGTTTGACAGAAGAAGAAAAGCGCCAAGTAAATGCACTTATCAAAGCTGTATCTACACACAAGCAACTTTCTAATCTGCCTGCAGATGTAGCTAATAAAGTTTATAACAGCAAACCGATATCTCAACAAGAAACCCTTGTACAGACTTTTGGTAATGAGGATCCAGTAACTAAACCTAATAAGGGATGGTTAG